AGCCGTTAAAACTTTGTGAATTATCTCTAAGCGCTTATCACGGTCATGCAAGCCGTATTCATCAAGAATGAGTAAATCGTATTGAGTGAAGTCATAAATTACTGATGCTTCGGATTGGTCTTTCGTGTCTTTATCCCATGCATTCATGATGCGCTGCGCAAGCTCTTCGCTTGTGATGTATCGAACGTATAGCCCTTTTTTGAGAAGTGTTGATGCCGTAGCACAACCAAGATGCGTTTTACCTGTACCAGTTGAACCAACCATGATGAAATTGGATTTTTCACCTGCAAGTAATGCTTGTGCATACTCGATGCATTGCGTAAGCGTATGTGCCTGTGCATGAGTCAGGGTTTTGTAATTATCAAAACCAGATTGAGCATGACGTTCAGGAAGCATTGCCCCACCAAAATGTTTATCACGAACCATCTGATCTACACGTGATTGGTCGCCTTGCTTTGAATCATGAACATGCTTAATCGCACATTGAGGGCAAATTTGATGCGGTCCCGCTTGCACTTTTTGCACCTGGTGAATTTCACAAAAACCTTCAGCAATTTTGAAGCCGTTTAAAAGATTAACCATTGCATTCATCGTAAATCCTCCGGTATATGCACAGTTCCTGTGAACGGGCGATCATCTGATTTAGGCTCGTCTTTCCAAGCGTCATTGACGTTTCTTGAATCGTTAGCCGAATTTGTTTTTGCAGCGGGTTTTGCTTTAGCAAGCCGACTTGCTTTCAAAGCATCGTCTTTCACCCACTGGATGTATTTCGCGTAAATCTTGTTTTCAATGAGACGACCTGAACGTATTTCAGGTGCGTAATGCGGTAGGAAGGTAATCATGAAGGTGTCAAACTCTTCCTGAGTCGTTTTAGGTAGCCCTGCTCTTTGTCTCCATGAGTTAATTTCATGAAGTGAAGGCTTCCACAAACTCAGGTCCTCATCGAGGGAATTCGGCGTTTCTGATTGTGTATGTATATATATAGATGAAGGTGACGATGAAGGGCATGTCTCAAGCATACCTTGAGCATTGCTTGCATCATGCTTATGCATTGCTTGTGCATATGCATTAGCATTGCTAGATTGATGCTCAGTAGATGCATTAGTGTTGCTAGTGTCTTGCTCTTTATTCCATCGTGCTTCCGCTGCTTTCTTTGCACGCTCTGACTTTGAAGACTTATTACTTTCAGCTTGAGACTTTAAATCGTCCAAATATTTTGAAGATAATTCACTGTCTTTTACTTCAAATAAATTTGAATTTATCAAGATAGTTTTTAAAGCCTTCGCCTTACTCAAATTTGAACGAATCACGCTTGCAATAACGTTGTTGTCATCTGGTATTGCACCGTTGCGCCAATAGTCCATCATGAGTAAAAATGACGCACCGATTTGCTCGGTGGTCATTCGAGTGGTCTTAGCAAGCATGTCGCCAATATAAATTGGCATCCAAATATCTACGTCTTGGTTGCTCATACCACCTCACTTGCTCGATACATAACTTGTCGGCCAGATATTTCACGTGAACCAAGCAAGCCCGCACCAATTACCCTACCTTCGCAGGTAGCGCACATAGGACGATTAGCGCTTGGTGTATCAAGTAAAATCCCTGTTCCTTTCCCTGTGCCACCGACACACATGGTCATGCCGCACCAACAATGCACGGCAAAATGTGATTTATTTCGGAAAGTAATAAGCGTTACGTGGCGAACTCTATGTGTGTATTCACCACGACGTGCTTCAACAAAAGGAACTGATTGTTTTATTGCCTTGCAGTTTTCACTGCCAAATCCTTTACGCTTTATGTAACGGCTTGGTTCAAGGCTGATCATCGCTGTCATGCTGCCCCCTGATATTTCTTTTCATGAGAGAAATTAGCTCTCACTAGTGCTTCAGAAAGTTGAGGGCAAACAGAGTTACCAACCATGCGTGTTTGTTCTGTTTTAGTCAGTTTTACGGTGTTCCCATGCTCATCAATTCCATAACTGAAAATGTAGTCATCAGGAAAACCTTGAGCTTTAAAAAGTTCATGTGGTTGAAGCATGCGAAAACCGATATCAGCAATTTGATATGTCTGACCTTCAACAGTAACTAGACCGAATCTATCTCTTGTTGGAATAGTGCGCAGCGGATTATCAATACTGTTTCCGTCACGTTCATTTCCATAGAAAGCAGTAAGGAATGCACGAACTTCAGCAAAGTGCGCACCGCTTGAAGTAATAGTGTGAATAGGTTCATCAACACGATGACCGATATTATTATTGCGTAGCTTGACCAGGTGACTAGCCACAATGCTGTGATGATCTTTCGATGTAATTGTGTGAATAGGCTTATCAGCATCACTACCAATTACACCAGTGTAATTTTTGGCTAAAAATGCAGAAACAAGTGCATGATGCCCGCCTTTCACACCGGCACAAATTGTTCTCAATGGTTCATTAGCAGGCATACAACGTGGGCTTGATGCATTAGCGCATTCAGTCAAAACAGGCATTGCCAGTGCATAACCATTTTTACTGGTCATTGCCTGTAATGGTGATTCAATTGCCTGACCACGGAATGTATCCCCACCGTGGTTCGATTTCACAATAAATGGCTTAGGGTTATCGATAACATAACGCATAGTCCCCATTGCAATACGACGCAAAGTAGCTTCAGCAAGTGGCTTTTGTCTTGTAAAAATACTTGGACAAGGCAATGACCAATCAATACATTCTGCTGCGGTACGCCAAGGTTTTAATTTTCCAGTCAAAACAGCTTTAGATTCAGGGTCGCCATGCGTTTGTTTAGGCCAGACGATAGGTAAACCGTCACGACGAGCAATTAAAAAGAAACGCTTTCTTGTAGTTGGAGAGCCATAATCACATGCTTTAAGTTCACGCCATTCAACGTTATAACCTTGATAGCGCAAAGCCTTCACAAAACTACGGAATGTTTCGCCCTTATGTTTCGGACAAGGTTTGCCATCTTCACCAAGACGGCCCCAAGTTTTAAATTCTTCAACGTTTTCAAGCATAATTACGCGCGGACGCGTCAAATCTGCCCAACGCAAGGCAATCCATGCAAGGCCACGGATTTTCTTTTCAACAGGTTTACCGCCTTTTGCTTTGCTAAAATGCTTACAATCAGGTGAAAGCCACACTAAACCGACAGGCTGATTTTGTGTTGCTTCAATAGGGTCTACATCCCAAACAGATTCGCAATAATGCTTAGTATCTGGATGATTGGCACGATGCATTGCTAAAGCTTTTGGGTCATGGTTAATTGCAATATCAACAGGACGACAGAAAGCAGCTTCAAGGCCAGTACTGGTACCACCACCGCCTGCAAAGTTATCAATGATCAGTTCATTTGGGAAAAGTGCTAAGTTCATGGCACCTCTCCCATTGCTTGATGAGCACGGTTGAGATGCATCAATACATCACACGAAGTAACGTGACAGTTTTTAGAAACATGATTTTCAATGTGACGGTCATCGCCCATATCTTCAATTTTTCGCTGTTCTACTGGTTGAACTAAACAGTGGTTACACTGCTCTCCTTTAAACTCAGGACATTTGTTTTTGCACTTATGTTCTGTTAAATTAGACATGTGATTTAATCCCTATGGTTAATGAACGCGAAAAGCTCGACCCGCAACGTCGGGCTTTTTTAATGCGTGCAAAAAAGCTCTTAAATTTCTGAATACATTTCTGTATTCGCTTGATTTCGTTGTATTCCTTGTTTCAACAAGCTCTTCTGTTGATGATATTCCCAAGTCAACTTTGAGCTTTAAATCTATGGCCTCTCTCATCCACTTAGCGCGATCACTTCCATTTGAATTCGCTATGTCATCTATTAGTTGCTTTACTTCTACAGGTACGCGAGTACTCATATTTTCGAGCAACTTACCAACTAACAATTTGTTGCTATTGGGATCATTCGAAATTTCTTGGATGTGCATTTCTTTTCCTTTAACTCCTCATTTTGTTTACGAACATATTCATAATCAGCACTTGGACAGAGATCATCACAACGCACTGAACCTTTACTTTCACGGTCAATTGCAATTGCCAATGCCGCGCCACAAGAAGTCTTGCTGTAAATGATTTGGTTTAAATTTCCGAGCGTTGTTCCGCATTTCACTGCAAATGCAATTCTTTCAGCCTTAGTAAGCGGTTTAAGAAATTGCTTTAGCTGAGTTTTGCCAACATCGACCATGGGTAACTCCACTAAAATATCATTTAGTAAATACTAATTATTTAGTGAATTTTCGTCAACACCTATTTAGTGTTTACGAATTTAGTTTTTACTAAAAACAATTTAGAATACGAGCATGAAAACTGAATACTTAAGACGCATTAACTTGCGCAAAGCGATAGACACGATACGGCTTAGAGATAAGTTGAAATCAGATGCAGCTTTTTGTGATCAATTTGGATTAACACCAAGTCATATTTCCCAGATGATTCGTGGGAAAGGTAGCTTTGGTGAAAAAGTTGCACGCGACTTAGAAAACCAAATTGGTTTAGCAGAGTATTATCTTGATCAAAATCATAGTTTTCCGATGGATGATGATTTTCTTGAAAAAGTTTTTGGTAAAGAATATAAAGAAATAAAGTTAAACGAGAATTCAAATCAAAGTGATAGTAATAACTCTATAGAACTTATGATCTATGAAGATGGTGATCCGGTACCTGATGGATATACAGCTATTGATTACTATGATGATGTTTTTGTAAGTGCAGGAAATGGATATTTGAATTTAATGCAGCCAAGCGCTAAAAAATTCTTTGTTCCGACATATTTAATGCGTGAATGTAATGTTCAACCTTCAACAGCTAAAGTTGTTAAAGTCCGTGGGGATAGCATGTTTCCAGTGCTACAGGATGGACAACCTATTTCAGTTGATATGTCAGCAAAGAGAATTATTGACGGTGAAATTTACGCTTTCCAAGTTGGTGATGAAACAAAAATTAAGTATTTATCTGTATGGAATGATGAAGGAAAAGGTGGCTTTAAGGCTACATCTGCGAACCAGGATAAAAACCGATATCCAGATGAATATTACTCCCCTGCAAGAATTGCTTCTGAAGGAGTTGAAATAATTGGGCAATATTGGATGAAGTTGGATACCAAAAAAATTAAAAGATAAAAGTAAATTTTTAGAATTAATCCCGCATTTAGCGGGATTTTTTTTGTTTAGTAAATAATAAGAAAAACGTTTAGTAAAAATTTAGTATTTACTATTGACTTTGTATTTAGTAAATACTAAATTTATCTCACCAACTACTAAATGGAAAGTTAGGTGAATGTTATGCCAACTAAGAACACTTCATTCAGTCAAACCCTAGCAAACCTTCAACGTGGCGACACGATCGAAGAATTAGACGCACTTTTGACTGAGGCACTCCAAGCTTCAAACGACACAGGCAAAGTATCAAAAATTACTGTTACTTTGACTATTAAGCCTAATGGTCGTGGTACCTACAAAATTCAGGACGATATCAAGTCCACTCTTCCAAAATTCGACAAAGAACCAACCGTTCTATTTACGGATGGTGACCAACAACTCGTGCGTGAAGACCCACACCAACAGAAATTGAATCTTGAGCACATTGACGCGGGCACACCTGCTGAGCTCAAGCAAATTCCTACTGAAAACAAACCAACAATTAAGTCTTTAAGTTAATTAATTAGCTTACTTAATAACTGTTTTTATTATTTTTTTTCAAAAAAAGCCATTACAGGTAAAAATCAATGAGCGAACTTAACAATATTGCTGAAACCAATTACAAGCTTGGTCAAACAAGCCTGCAAAATGTCACTCAATCAACAGGTGTGTTGCCTTTTGTTGTAGTGCCACATGGTAGTGAAATTCATGAATTTGAAGAATTACTACAACGCCCTCTTACTTTAACGCAAAGCGTTAATTTACATACAGCAAAGGACTTTATTGCGTATGTCTCTCGTTATGCGGATAAGAACTCTTTAGTGTTTGTTGATGTATTGAAAGGCAAATTTAAAGCTGTGCTCGATTATCACGAAGTCGAGAAAGAAACTAATACGGGTTCAGTACTTGCGCCACGACATGGCAAACATGCAGCACATTTTATTGCTGAAAAAACGCCTGAATTTCAAAAAGTTGAAGGTAACTCAGGCCGTAAGTTCTCACAAACTGAATTTGCTTTGTTTTTAGAAGATGTAATGCCTTACATCAATCAACCAGACGCAGCAGTTTTGTATGAAATCGTACAAACATTAAATGCAAAAACGAATGTTGATTTTAAATCAGGCATCCGTACCGATAACGGCCAAGTTCAATTGACCTACAACGAAACAATTGAAGCGCGTGCCGGTACTGCGGGCAATCTCACTATTCCTGAACAAATCATTTTCGGTATCCAAGTACATCGTGGCGGCAATCACTATGCCTTGCCTGCGCGTTTCCGCTATCGCATTAAAGAAGGAACGATTGTGTTCTGGTACGACTTAGATCAATTAGAAAAAGCAATCGAAAAATCAATGGAAGACACCGTCGAATATATTCGTGACGGTAAAACCATTACCAAAGATGATCAAGAAATTGAATTAGCAGGCCTGCCTAACTATGTGCAGATTCTGGAAGGTTCAGTTTAATTTTTTCTAACTTTTAGACATAAGAAAGCCCCGAAATTTTGGCGAAGGACGGGGCGATCTAAACAAGCATTACTTCTTCACTGTTATTCAACAGCTAAAGATAACGGGGTCATTATGGAACAGAACATTATGGTTAGTCAAATTTCAAATAATCATCGTAATCTGATTAAAGGATTAATTCGAAAACAAAAAGTAAAGCGAATTAAAAATGCTTTGCGAATTCAACGCGACCAATTAATTGCGGCAATAAAAGACGCATATAAAAACAGCCCTGCTTTAGGTTTTGGAACATGTTTTATTGGTGGGATTGTTGTTTTAGTGGTGACTATGAGTTTTGCACTAGCGTCTGCACATATGGCCTATAAGAATTTAGGCCCACAACAAATAAGTATTTTTTCACCTATTTACACAGTAGATGATTTGGATTTAGGCCCTTACAACGACTGCCACACTGATTGTCATGCATCACTTCTTACCAGTGATATGCGCTTTCGCATTGAAGTCGGCTTTGACTTCTCAGGGTATGACAACAGCAATGGATTTAACCGAGCTACAGGCATCCAAATTGACCGTTTAGAGCCAATCAATGTGATTGATGAAGAAGGTGTTGTAAATGCCTATATCGACCGCTTTGAGCTTGTAAAGATCAATGAAGCGCTTGAAGAATCAATTGAAACAAAATTAGCAAAGTTGGGTGGCTGATATGAATACACAAATTGACCGTGAAAAATTCCTAGAAAACCGTAAAAAAGGTATTGGCGGTTCAGATGTGGCAGCCATTCTAGGGTTCAGTCCTTATAAATCACCATATCAATTATGGCTTGATAAAACAGGTCGTAGCGAGCAGTCAGAACAAAATGAATCTGCTCACTTCGGAAATTTACTTGAAGATGTAGTTGCTAAAGAGTTTTCGCGCAGATCAGGTATGAAAGTTCAGCGTGTAAAACAGCAATTATTTTTAAAAGATCACCCTTGGGCGCTTGGCAATATTGACCGTGCTGTGATTAATCCTGAAATCTCAGGAAATGTACGCTTTAAAGATGGAGCATTGACTACAGATCAATTGCTTGAATGCAAAACAGCTAGTGAATACATGAGCAAGTTATTCGGTGAACAAGACACTGACCAGATACCAGACTATTACCTAACACAATGTCTTTGGTATCTGATGATTACTGGCTGTCAAGTTATTCATTTAGCTGTGCTAATTGGTGGCAATAAGTTCCGTATGTATCGCATCGAACGCGATGAGGACCTTATTAAATCTATTTTCAACCAAGTAAAAGCATTCTGGTTTAACCATGTTTTAGCAGATGTACCACCGGAACCAACTTGTTTTGATGATGTTTTACATCGTTGGTCTAAACACGTAATTGGTAAACAGGTAGAAGCAACACGTGATCATTTAAAACTAGCTGAAGAACTAATCAAAGTTCAACAAGCTAAAAAGGATGCGGAAGCTCGCGAAGAAGCTATCAAGTTAGAAATCGCTACTTCTATGCAAGATGCTGAAATGATGATTAGTCAAGGTAAAGCTATCTGCACCTATAAAGCCCAATCTTCAACACGCATTGATACCAAAGTGTTGAAGGAAAAAGAACCTGAACTTTTTGAAAAATATTGCAGTACTAGCAGTACTCGAGTTTTTCGCATCGCAACCAAATTTAAAGAATCTCTAATTTAAGGAAACTTATCATGAATGCATTAGTACAAAACACAGGCTTTTTAACTCCAACTACATTAGCGGAAGCAATGCAGGTTGCAGATTTATTGGCTAACTCTGAAATTGTTCCTAAGGACTACCAGAAAAAACCAGGCAACATTTTAGTCGCAATGCAGTGGGGTGCTGAAATTGGCTTGCAACCACTTCAAGCAATGCAAAACATCGCGGTAATTAATGGCCGCCCTTCTCTTTGGGGTGATGCTGTACTTGCTCTTGTTCGTAGCTCAGGTTTGCTTGAACAGTTTGAAGAAACTCAAACAGAAGATATGGCGACTTGTACCGTTAAACGTAAAGGCCAAAAAGCTGTAACTAAAACTTTCACTAAAGAAGATGCTAAACGTGCAGGTTTATTAAGCAAACAAGGTCCTTGGACACAATATCCAAAACGCATGATGCAAATGCGTGCACGTGGATGGGCATTGCGTGATGAGTTCACAGATATTCTAAAAGGTTTTGGCGTAGCTGAGGAAGAACGTGACAAAGAAATTGATGTAACACCTGAGCCATCGAAGCTTCCAAAACATCAAGGTACTGCGGGTTTAAAAGCTCAGTTAGCCGAACGTGAAGAACAACAAGATAAAGTAGTTGAATTAAAAGTCTCTTTTGATGTTGAAAAATGCATCGAAGATATTGGCAAGGTTGAAAACCTAGCTGATTTAAAATCACTTGGCTCAACCATTCCTTCTGATCTTGGTGAACCGGCACAAACGGATATTAAAAACGCTTACGCAAATCAGAAATTCTATCTTCAGCTTTTAGATGATTTGGAAGTTGCAAACTCAATTGAAGCAATTAATTCAATTATGGAAAAGCAATTTGAGCCAAACACATCATTCTTAACTGATGCACAGATTGATTCTGTCAGTGCATTGTTTGAAAGAAAAACGGCTGAATTAACCGCATAACTCACTATCACTTTTTAAATAAATTTTATACGAGCGCCCTTAATTTTAAGGGTGCTTAGGGAAATTCACCCATGAAACCTACTCTTGAACAAAAACAAGCCATTGATATGGCAATTGATGGTGAGTCTTGCAAGGTAACTGCTTATGCGGGTGCAGGAAAAACATCAACGCTTAAATTGATAGGTAATGCTAAAAGCTATCAATCTGGCATGTACTTGGCGTTTAACAAAGCAATTGCTACTGAAGCACAAGGTAAATTTAACAGCAACGTTCGTTGCAAAACTTTCCATAGTCTCGCATTTAATTCGGTACCGCGTTGGTTTACTAAAAAACTTAGCAATCGTCGCTTAATGTCGAATCAAATTGCATCACGTCATGACCTTGAGTCGTATCAAGTGCCTGTAGCCTTAACAAAGCAACGTGGTGAAGATGACCAAAAACGCTTATTTAACAATAAGCGCATGGCTACATCTTTAATTAATGCAGTTGGCTATTTCTGCCGATCTAATTATTCAGAAATCCAGTTATCACAAGTTTACGCTGCTTTACCCGATTGGATGGAAGAAACACATCGTGCGGAACTAGCCAAAATTCTTTTACCAAAGGCAAATGACTATTGGCAAGATATTCTCGACCCGTTCGGTGTAAACCGTTTAGAGCATGATCATTATTTAAAGTATTGGGCACTCAGTAAACCAGTCATCAACACAGATTTTATTCTGTTTGATGAAGCACAAGATGCTGACCCAATCATGCTGAACGTTTTAAATAATCAAGCTGCTCAGGTCATTTATGTTGGGGATAGACACCAACAAATCTATGCATTTCGTGGTGCTGTAAATGCAATGCAATCACTTGAAATACCTGAAACCCGACTAAGCCAGTCATTCCGTTTCGGCAATGAAATTGCAGACCTAGCAAACAAAATTCTATTCAATGTGCTAGATGAAGAAATTCCTTTACGCGGTTTTGAACAAATTGACTCACAAGTTTGTGAAGTTCATGACAGCGTTGCCGATGCAATTATTTTCCGGACTAATGCCGCTGCCCTTTCACACATGGTTGAGCTTATCCAGTTAGGGCGTGAACCACGTCTTGAAGTTGATACAGCTACTTTAATTAAAAATATTGAAGATGCCAAAAAGGTTAAAGCAGGTGTACGCGTAGCCGATGGAAGTGCATTTGAAGGCTTCAGCACTTGGGAAGAAGTGCTTGAATACAGTCACGAAGTTTCAAATAGCGACCTTAAACCACTTGTGAGTTTGATTGAAAAAGTAGGTGAAAACGCACTTATTGAAGCTTTATTGAAAAGCAGTTCTAACGACTATGACTGTGTTGTGACAACGGCTCATAAATCCAAAGGCCTTGAATTTAATAAGGTCAAATTGGGCGGTGACTATTTCTATAAAGAGGCAGTTTCTGAAGGTGAAAAGCCATTAACGCCAGATGAAGCACGCTTGTTATATGTGGCCGCAACCCGTGCAAAAAAACAACTGGATATTACCGCCCTCAACCCTCTTTTCAAAATCATTAATGCAGGAGTAGCAGCATGACTACAACAACCGTTGTTTCACTCGATCAAATTAGAGCTGCACTTGAGTCCAACACAACCAATGCACATGCAGAAGTAATGGCACTACTAGAAAAGCCTTTACTTGAAGAAACATTGATCAAAACACGGGGCAACCAAACTAAGGCAGCCGAATTGCTTGGCCTGAACCGTGGCACCCTACGCCAACGTTTGAAAGCTCACAACATTTTAAAAACGAAGGTGGCAGCATGACAGATTTGAATAAGTTAAGAAGTGAGTTTGAGGCTATCAAAGAGATTCAAGACAGCATCAGACGCGAGCAATTAATTTTTAATACCAAACTTGGTTGCTACACAAAGAAGAGCGGGAAAATGTGTGTTTCTGCTAATTGGACTAATGGTGCATGGTTTGTTTTTGAAAGGAAAGCCAAAGCTCAGGCGCTGCCAGAGGGTTACTGTTTGGTACCGAAAGAGATTCCAGACAGCGTTGTTAGTTGTTTAGAAAATAGTGGATTCCATTGGGGCGATGGGACTCGTGATCATTACACGCCTATTTATTCTTTGATGGTTGAAGTGGCAAGCGAATCGGGAGCTGAGGCATGATTAATCAATTAAAACCTACCGAAATTATAAGAGATGAAATGGGCTGTTGGGCACATCCCGATTATCTCAAGTATCTAGATGACAATCATGCTGATCAAGAATGGTTGAGTCAAAGCGATTGGGATCAACTAAAGGAGCACTTCAATATTGTCACTACTCGACTTTATTTAGAAGGGAGTGTTTCTGATGATCAATTTTTGGAAATTATGGGCTCATCGGATTTATCTAAATGGGATCCGATTGCACCACATGGCTTTTTCTTAATAGATATCGGTTTTACTGAAGATGGTGCAGAAGCATTGTTTGCCAAAGAGAAACTAATAGAAGGAGCTGAACAGCCATGAAACCATTTTATTTAGTTTGGAGTGAAGGCCGCGGCAATCCTACTTATAAACATGAAAGTTATGCGAGCGCTGAGCGTGAAGCACACCGTTTGGCAAAACTTAATCCTGGTGAAGAATTTCATGTTTTGGTATCAAGCTGCACTCTTCATATTCCTGACCCAGTTATTAAAACAGAGCATTTGGAAGACATACCTTTTTAAATATTTCTATTGAACTTTCTTAGCAATGTTCTACAGGTGTAATCGCATTGCTGACCCTCTGTGATTACTCCTGAGAACATTGCTAGAACATAAGGTGTATAAAGATGGGAAAATATATTGTTGTAGTTGAATCAGAAAAACCGCCTCAAATTTTTATACATGACGATGTACCAAATATTGGTAAAGTCTTGGAAATTAAAGCGGAAGAAATACCGAACCGTGTGCCTGCTTCATGGCTAATGGAACGGTATAATTTATCTAGAAAGACCATTATTGATGAACTAAGACCATTTAATCTTGGCAGTGATGGGAAGCACCTTTATAGTCCTGCTACTGTCATGCCAATTTTAGATAATCTAAGTAAGGCCAAGGCCCAAAGACAGGCAAGACGTAAAAATTAA